TTGGTTAGCGAATAAAGTGGCTCGGGCCAACGAGCCTGCTGATCCCGAATATGAGCAACATCTGGAGAAAGAAAGACGGGAGTTCCGAGAACTCTTCGAGGAGGGGCCAGTTGGAGAAGAGTGACGCAATGAGGTCAGTACGGGAGTGAAGCGTATTCAGTCGATTGATGATCTCCAACCCGACCCAAAGAACGCCAATCAGGGCACTGAGCGCGGGCGCGGGATGTTGGAGCAGAGCCTACGCGAATACGGGGCTGGGCGCTCTATCCTGGTAGACAAAGAGGGCGTGGTCATTGCTGGCAATAAGACACTTGAAGTAGCAGAGGAGCTGGGCTTGCCCGTTCGCGTGGTGACGACCAACGGCGGGGAGCTTGTCGTCGTTCAGAGGCAAGACCTAGACCTGGGCGATGGTGATAAGGCCCGGCGCTTGGCCTACATGGACAACAGAAGCAGCGAGACCGGCCTGGACTGGGATGCGGCCCAGATAGTGGCCGACCTCGAGGCTGACGTGGACTTGAGCGGGCTGTGGTCAGACGAAGAGATAGCGGAGCTGGTCGCGGGCGTGATCACAGAGGAGCCGCCAGAAGACCCAGGGCCACAGATAGACAAGGCCGAGGAGCTGCGGGAGAAGTGGCAAACGGCCAGGGGCCAAGTATGGGAGATCGGCAAGCACAGATTGATGTGTGGTGACTCAACGAGCAAAGAGGATGTGGGAGAGTTGATGCGGGGCGAGAAGGCGGGAGCGGTTGTGACTGATCCGCCATATGGGATTGGATATGAGGAATCAAAGAATTGGGCAAAGCCTGACTATGTTAAGCGTCCCGTCATTGGTGACAATCAGCCGTTTGACTTTCAAGATATTTGGGACGAGACGATTCCTATTTGGTGTGTCTGGGGGGCAAACTATTTCATGGAGACTATACCAAGATTCAAAGAAGGCAACTTCATTGTTTGGGCAAAGGCACACTCTGATGAAGAGAATAGGGTATTTGGTTCTGCCTTCGAGTTGTGCTGGATGTATCCAAGACATAAACAGGAAATCTGGTTTGTGCGACGAATCCAAATGGGTAGCGAAGAACATGGACTTCACGTGACTCAAAAGCCTGCCGAGGTGATGCGCCGTGCATTTGATTATCACTCATTGGAATTGGGAAGCCTCATTGTTGATTGGTTCCTCGGTTCTGGCACCACAATGGTCGCCGCTGAGCAAACAGGCCGCATCTGCTATGGCATGGAGATTTCTCCGGCATACATTGCCGTGACTTTGGAGAGAATGCTGGGGCTAGGTCTCATTCCTTGTTTGAAGGAGACGTGAATTGGCCGCTACTGTTTCGCTTCAGGGATTGCCGCTGCCTCTTGGCTTGGGTAGAGACCCGCATGGCACAACTCTTGCAATAGGGAGATTTACCGCGCCCAGTGATAGCATCGCCACAGATACTACAGGCGAGACGATTCGCCCCAGACTGATTTGTGGGCCTGCCACCGTGGGCAAGGGTATGGCAATCTGTGCAAAGCGTGATACCATTGTTGACCGTATAGGCCAGAGCAGGATATTCGTTTATGGATTGGAGATGATGAGATTGAAGTTTTGTCGTTGCTTCGCAGTCTTGGCAGGTGTAGTTGTCACGCTTAAAGACTTGGCGACGCCACCGCTTGTATTGCCAGGTGCGGTGATTAGGTTTGGAATGGATCTTTCTGGCCGCTGCATAGCGACATTCTTTGCCACAGTACTTCGTGGGCCGTCCACCGCGCTGAGGAAATGGATTGCCACAGAACTGACAGATCAGGGTGGGAGCCTTTCGCAATTGCCCTCGGCAATTGGGGCATGTCTTCATGCTGTCCGAAGGGCTTTGACAGAACAGGTTGCCGCATACCTTGCAAGAGAATATGCGACACTCTTGGCAGTATTTGCTTTGCGAAGAGGTAATCCTGAACTGAGAGCCACAACCGACACAGATACGGGTTTGCTTGAAATCGTCGGGCGAAATAGGGGGCTTACTGACGGAGTGCCAATCCTTATGTTCCCGACATGCTTCGTTCCGAGCACGAATCATTTTGTTGCAGCCTGGGTGCGGGCACGATATTCGCTTTCCTGGTTGTTTCATATGAGACTCCTTGGGAGTGATTATACTACAGATTGCAGTAGTTGGCAAGTCCAGCGCCTCGCCGACATGGGCCTGGAGCCGAGGCTTGAACACATAAGGCTGGACAATGGGTGAGCCGAATCGACGCAAGCTGAATCGAGCTATCGTCGAGGCACGCCGGAGACGTGTGGCTGCGCTGAAGTTGCGCGGCTTATCTGCCCGCGAGATTCAAGCGACATTGGCAGACCTAAGCAAGAAGGCCATGCTGAATCCCCACACCGGCAAGGCGTATAGTCTGGGCACGATTGGCTCAGATTTGGTGGCACTGCAAAAGCGGTGGCGCGAAGAGGCAGCAAAGGACATACGGGAACACAAGGCACGCGAGCTAGCGGAGTTGTGGGAGCACAGGAAGAGTGCCTGGGGCCAAAGGGAACTGGGCGAGGTGCGATTGGGAATCGCCCTGGAAATGAAGCTCCTCGGCTCAGAAGCCCCAGTGCGAGTTGACGTGAAAGATGTTACAGACCTTAGTGACACAGAAGCAGGCCGAAGGCTTCTGGCGCTCGCTGTCGCCGCAGGAGCGGAAGCACTGGATGCCGGTCTTGCTAAGGAACAGCGTCTTCCAGAAGACGTATCGGAATGATCCAGTTGCCTTCGTCCATGATTGCATCGACTGGCGCGACGAGCCTGGGCCGACGGACTATCAGGACGAGATGCTGGCCGTACTGCCAGTCGAGAGGCGTGTGTCAGTGCGGGGGCCTCACGGCGTGGGCAAAACGGCACCCGCTGCCTGGGCAACCCTTTGGTTCGGCTTGACGAGGGAGGGTGGCGATTGGAAGGTTCCCACCACCGCATCGGCGTGGAGGCAGCTAGACCGTTATCTCTGGCCGGAGATCCACAAATGGGCCTTTCGGCTTCGGTGGGACAGGATCGGCAGGGAACCATTTGATGAGCGGACGGAGCTGTTGGGGCTGAGCCTGAAGCTCAAGGGCGGCGAGGCATTCGCTCTAGCAAGCGATAAGAGTGCCCTGATCGAGGGAGCACATGCGGCGGAACTGCTCTACGTGTTCGACGAGGCTAAGACGATCCCTTATGCGACCTGGGAAAGCGCCGAGGGCGCGTTCGCCATGGGAGAGTGCTACTGGTTGGCCTTCAGCACACCAGGGGAGCCAGTCGGACAGTTCTACGACATCCATGCACGCAAGCCAGGCTTCGAGGACTGGTGGGCCAGGCACGTCACCCTGGACGAGGCTCTTGCCGCTGGGCGGATGAATGCAGAGTGGGTGCAGCAACGCAAGCTCCAATGGACAGAGACCAGTGCAGTGTATCAGAACCGGGTGCTGGGCGAGTTCGCCTCGAGCGCCGGGGACGGAGTGATACCGCTAGCCTGGGTCGAGGCGGCGACCGAGCGGTGGCGAGATTGGCAAGAACAAGAGCAGCCAGGAGACTTTACGGCGGTGGGCGTAGACGTAGCACGATCAGGTGAAGATAAGACGGTGTATGCCCTGCGCTTTGGCAACGTGATAGGCGAGCTTCGGCAATACAGCCAACAAGACACTATGCGGACGACGGGCCAAGTAAAGGGGATCCTGGACCGCTATCAGTCGCAGGCGGCGATCATCGATGTGATTGGCCTTGGGTCGGGGGTTGTGGACAGGCTCCGCGAGCAGAGCTATCGGGTTACTGCCTTCAATGCAAGCGAGCACACCGACAGGCGTGATAAAAGTAACGAACTTGGTTTCACCAATTTGCGGTCCGCCGCTTGGTGGAATCTGCGTGAGATGCTGGAACCAGATAGTGGGTGCAACGTAGCTCTGCCCGCTGACGACGAACTGATAGGCGACTTGACGGCCCCGCACTGGCGAGAGATGAGTGGCGGGCGCATTCAGGTTGAGGGAAAGCCCGACATCAAGAAGCGTCTGGGGCGGTCTACAGACTGCGGCGACGCGGCGGTGATGGCCTTCTGGTCACCACCAGTCGAGGAGCATATGCGGACGATGCCAGGGCCGTACGATTCGATGGCAGAGAAGCCCATGCTGACCTCTCGGGAGCGTGTGGCGTCTGCCCATTCGGATCACCCGCTGCACAAACGCTGGAGTCGAAAGCATCATTGTCCCCAATGCGCTCAGGAATATGATGATGCCGAAAACCGTTGAAGTGAAACTATGTACTAAGTGTGGGGAGGATAAGCCACTCAGTGCATTCTCCAAGTCTAGCAAATCTAAAGATGGGCTTCAGTGGGCGTGTAAGGTGTGTAACAGTGCTTATAATAAGGCCCACATAGCCCGCAGGCTTGGTCTCACACTAGCTGAGTACGTCGCCATGCGGGAGACCCAAGCTCGTCTCCAATCAGCTGAGCTGCAGGCTGGAGTCAGGACTTGTGTCGCGTGTGGTGAAGTGAAGCCCCTCAACGAATTTTCTAGGAGGAAGATTGGTCGATACGGTCGTAACGCTCAGTGTAGGCTTTGTTGGGCAATCTACCGTAAGGATCGTAGGGTTCGCACCAGGGATTGCCAGCTTCAGCGAGATTATGGTATCACTGGTGCTGAGTACGATGATTTCCTTGCCTCGCAGGGTGGGGTTTGCGCTATCTGTGGGAAGACGCCAGAAGAGAACATTTTACAGCTAGGCGTAGACCACGATCACGAAACAGGGGATGTGAGAGGTTTGCTGTGTGGAAGCTGCAATAGGGCTCTTGGGTGGTTCCAGGATAATCTAGAGTTGTTAGAGCGAGCGGCCCAGTATTTGCGGGAAGGTAGTTAGAAATGTTAGAAGGATACATTCCTGACTATAGTATGATTCTCTGGGAGCAGCGAATGGAGGAGATTGATCTCAATAGGGCTCGTGGTTACCGCCGCAACTGGGAATACTACAACGGTAGCCACAAACAGTCTCTCCCCGTGCGAACTGGACAGGCTGATGATAACGTCATCATCAATTTGCCCCGCTTGATTGTTGATAAGGGAGCCTCCTTTCTTTTCGGCAAAGAAGTCGAGTTTCAGTTAGAGGAAGGAGTGACCACCAAGGCCGAGGAAGACCTGGATGATGTCTGGCGCGCCAATCGGAAGATGACCTTCCTGGGCAAGGTGGCAGTCAGTGGAGGGATTTACGGTCATGCCTTTATCAAGATCGTTCCAGATGGTCTGTCTGAGGGCTTGCCCCGCCTAGTGAGCATCGAACCAGAGAATATGGCTGTCTACTATGATGGCGATGACATCGAGCACGTGTGGCGCTACCGCATTCAGTGGATCAGTCGGGGAAGAGATGGCGGTGTCGCTCATCGTCGGCAGACTATCAACAGAGAAGCAGATCATTGGGAAATCGTCAACGAGGTGTTACTGGGTGGTGGAAGGTGGCAATCGGATCCAGATAACCCAGATATGCGCTGGGGATGGAACTGGCCGCCCATCATCGACTGCCAGAACATAGCTCTTCCAGGAGTCTACTACGGCCTAAGTGATCTGGAAGACTTGAGTGGGCAAGACGCAATCAACTATCTGGCGAGCAAGATCCAGCGAATTATCCGTTACCACGCGCATCCCAAAACCTATGCGGGCGGAGTGGGCGTGAGCGACCTAAAGGTGGGTCCGGACGATATACTGTTTCTCCCCGGAACAAGTTCTTGGATCAAGAACCTGGAGATGGAATCGGATCTCGAATCTTCTATGGGATTCATGGATCGACTTATCAGTTGGTCTCTGGCCACGGCCAGGATTCCGCGACTGGACCCTGCGCAGATCAATGTGGGTGCATTATCCGGCTTTGCCCTGAAGGTACTCTATGGCGATCTGCTCGAAAAGACAGAGACTAAGCGGCGCACCTACGGCGACATGCTCGTTGAGTTGAACCGACGTCTTTCTGAGATGAAGGGCCATGGCCCTGATAATTACTGCGAGCTGCTGTGGCCCTACCCGCTCCCGGTGGATGAGGCCGCAGAGGAAATGCGCGACAAGTTTGATCTGGACTACGAGCTGGCCTCCAAGAGCACTGTGCGGGCGCGTCGCGATCTCGACGATGAAGCCGAGAAGAAGAGGATGGCGGCTGAGAAGGCTCAGGAGGACAGCATTGGATCTGCGCTATTGAGGGAGTTTGAGACCCAGCGTGGCACCGAATGATGGCCAACGGCAATGGCACTTATGCCTTAGTAGCCAAGTTTCGTCGACGACTTGTGGAGCGAGAGATGTTGGCCACGACTCGCCTGACCGCCAGTTATCGACGCATCTATACGGATCTGTCGGGGCGGGCCATGGATTTGCGAGAAGTGATTGAGGCGAAGCGCGCGAGGGGGGAGTCCATCAGTGCCAATGCCATCCGGCGACTGGAACAATACCAGAGATTGATGGAGACCGCCCAGCGCGAGATGACCAGGTATCGCGCCGTGGTCGAAGATGAAGTCTTGGTAGGACAGAGGGATGCCGCACTTATGGGAGTGAGAGAGGGGCCCGAGATGCTGGAGAGGGCGCTTGCGGGCATTCCCGAAGAGCCTCGGGCGCGGATCATGGGTACGTTTGGTGTGCTTCCGACCGAGGCGGTAGAGTCTCTCGTGGGGGCCTTGCAGGAGAAATCTCCCTTGATTGAGAGTCTTTCCCGTTTGGGAGAGGGGGTAGCAGAGCAGTTCGGCGAAAAGCTCGTGCTTGGTCTGGCGTCAGGCGTGGGGTCTCGGAAGATTGCGGCCGACATCCGCAAGGAGTTGGGCGTGCCCCTGACTGATGCGCTCAGGATCACCAGGACTGCGCTCAACAAGTCGCACCAGATGGCTAGTCTGGCAGGATACCGGGCCAACCCCCATATCATCAAGGGTTGGAGATGGAGTGCGGAGCTTGGGCCGCGTACCTGTTTATCTTGTATTGCGCTCCACGGCCAGTTATTTCCGTTAGAGGAGGAGTTCTCGGATCACTGGTGCGGGCGTTGTGCCCCCACCCCAGAGACCGTGAGCATGGCCGAGCTGGGGCTGGATATTCCCGAGACTAGGCCAAAGATCGAATCTGGCGAGGACTGGTTCAGGCAGCAACCCGAGGCGGTGCAGCGGGCCATGATGGGTCTCGGAAAGTATGACGCCTGGACGGCCGGGCAGTTTGAGTTCGGGCAATTGGTTCGGGAGAGCCAGGACCCCGTTTGGGGTCGGATGTACCTGGAAGAGACTTTGGTGGGTCTGGTGGGTGAGGGATGATGACAATAGCCTGTCGATTCATTCTCGGCTGGTTGCTCGGCGTAGCGTTGGGGGCGTTCACCGCGTACCTTATAAGAGGACGTGCCTTGGCTAGGTATCGTGGATGGTTCAACTTTCTTGGCCAGGTCCTTGAGGAGCATTACGCGGCGAGAGTTGATTTCAATCCTAAGACCTGGGATATAGGTGTTGATTTTCGAGGAGCAGCCCCAGCAGCGAGGGGGCACGAAGCAGATTGATGCCGAAGGAAACGCGCGAGGAATCAGAGAAGTAGGGGGTATTCGATGCCATTCACCAACGTACCCTGGGATTCGCCGGAAAGCAGATTGAGCGCAACCGACTTCTGCAAGGTGTGCATCGTGGATCTGAACGCGCCTGGCCAGGAGAAGATCAAGGCGAAATGCTATCTTCCCTTGCGTTCTAGCCCGGGTGCACCCTACAACAAGAATGCGATACGCAACGCGATGGCGCGTCTGTCGCAGACAAACATCCCTGCCGAGGCGAGACGTAAGGCGGCACGCAGCTTGGTGCGCTTGGCACGCGAGGGGGGCATCGATGTGGGGCCAGCCACGATACGGATGGCGGGATAGCAGGAAGAGGGTTTGGGGAAATGCAACTGCCTAAAGGGGGGCAAGATGGAAGGATTATTGGCAGGCGTTCGGTTGATCATGCTGTTGATTGTGATAGTGCTGGATGTGCTTGTGTTTGGCAGAGTTATTGAGGTTCCCAGCCAAGTGAGGAACACAGTGGGGTATCTTCTTGGGATAGCGAGTCTGGCGGTCCTTGTGATTGTCTGGGATGTCTTTCATCGCGAGCCTACCGCAGCCTCATCTTCTTCGTGTGTAAGGCGATAGGGGCACGGGAGGCCTGAGCACAGATGCCTAACTGGGTTCTGAAGCTGACACGCAGACTCATGGCCTTGGCCGAAGGCCGCTATCTCATCATCCTAACCATCGGCAAGAAGTGTGATTGGACGGTACAGAGGCTTGGAAAAGTAGAACAAACTGAATAGCTGAATAGGCCCTGCCCACCATAGCAGGGAACAGCACCAGGAACACGAGAAACACGGCGCTTTGGACGGGAAACCGTCTAGGGCGCCGCTTTTCTATATCTCACGGCACAAGGCCGGTTCAACTTGGAGGTTTGAGATGACAGACAAGGATACGCAACAGACAGATGGCTCCACGGGTGACACTGGCACCGACCAGGATCAAACGGGAAAAGTCACCATAGGGGATAAGACCTTCACGCAGGAGCAGTTCGATTCCATGATCGACACTCGTCTGGCCCGTCAGAAGCGAGAGCTAGAGAAGGTTCACGCGGACAAGATCGGGGCGGACTATGCGGACTATGACACCCTCAAGGCCGCCGCCGCGAAACTGAAGGCACTCGAGGATGCAGACAAAACAGACCTGCAGAAGCTCACCGATCGCTTGGGGATCATCGAAACCGAGCGTGTGGCCGAGACGAAACAGTTCAGCGAGCAACTAGCCACCCTCCAGGAGCAGAATATCGCCCTGGAGCAACAGCGCACCGATTTGCTCCTGCGTACCACGGTTGTCGCGGAGGCCACCCGTCAGGGATTCTATGATCCTGATGATGCCTATGGCTTGCTAGACCTGTCACGGTTGACTGTGAAGGACGGCAAGGTGGATGGCATAAAAGAGGTCTTGCAGGAACTCGCGAAGGCCAAACCTTATCTGTTGCAAGAGAAACCGAGACTGGGCCCTACATATCCAGGTCGGTCTACCCAGGCAACTGGTGAGACAGACGCGGAGAGGCGGACCAGACTCTATGGAGCGGGCAGCTCGCCCATCGGCACTGCTGGTGGGGGGGTGTTTCGGCCCAAACTAACAGAATGAGGTGAACCATGGCAGTAGGATACTCGAGGGTAACTGACCTCAACAGTTACTTCAACAACATCTATGAGGACGCGGTTTTCGCGTTGCATGAGGGAACGTTGGCAACGCGCCTGGTGAGAACCTTTACCGACGGCAAGGGCGACCAGGTCCGCTATCTGTCCTCGTACCCGACGGTGACTCCGGTCACTGTGGAAGAGACGGAAGACTTTGCGAAACCGACTCAGTGGGACAAGACGAATCTGGCTTCGTTGACCCCTGCCGAGAAGATGTCGCAGGTCATCATCACCGACCGTCGGATGGACACCGATCCACAGAACGCCCGCCAGGACGCGTCCGTCGAGATGGGCGCGGGCATGGCTAGTCTTGTAGACCAGGACATTCTCGGGAACTTCAATGCCCTTACGGGCGGGACCGTGGGAGCGGCGGGTTCTACCATGATCTGGGGTTATCTCTTTGCAGCGATCAGTATTCTGCGCAAGGGCAAAGTACCCCGGCCTTGGTACGCCATACTCCACCCCTACCACTGGCACGATCTGGCTTCGGCTGTAGCCGTGGCGCAGACCGTCACCAATGCACCGACGTTCCAGGACGAAGTCATGAGGCGCTGGTATGTCGGGAGCGTGGCGGGGTTGGATATTTTCATCAGTGGCAACTGCGAGGAGTCAAGCACGAATGCTTACAGCGCCGTGTTCAATCCCCAAGCCATCGCCTTTGACTTGCGCAGGGATGTGCGCCTGGAACCGGAACGCGATGCGTCAGCACGAGCGTGGGAGCTGAACTTGACCATGATGTATGCTCACGGCGTCTGGCGCCCCACCTGGGGTGTCCAAATCATCGCTGACGTGACCACACCGACGAGCTAAACACGACCTTGAGGGTAGCCTGGGGTGGATAACATCCCAGGCCACTCCTCTGGAATATCAGGAGGAAAGTGCTATGTTTGGTTATGATGCTGTAAGAACGGTCTCCGTGGTCATCAAGGATCCTGCTGGAGACAAGACATTCCCCGTCTGGCGAGTGCCGTCCCGAGTCACGAAGGCAGAGATTCTGGAAGCCTGGGCTTCCTGTAGTACGGAGGTGTTACTGGGAAGCGGGTCAGGAGTTATCCTACAGCTTCTGGACTACGGAACTGCGGGCGCAACCAATGTGGGAACTGTCGCAGGCACTCTGGGTGGGACCGCTGTCACCTGGACGGCTGGCACTCCCAAAGAGTTCACTATCTCCGAGGGGACGCTGGATGCCAACGACTATCTGGTGCTCAGCTACGATGAAGAGGGCACGGTCGATCCTGGCTACCTCACAGTGAGCTTCAGCTGGGCGGCTGGCGTTGCGGCCTGAGTTCTGGCGGCAGCCTAGACCGAAAGGTCGAAGAGGGAAGGAGCCCCCGCCCCTGGCTGCCGCTTACTGGGGGGCAAGACAGAGCAAAAAGGGGGCTATGAAATGCGAATCTTTTGGTGGAGTAACGCGCCGTGGGCTAGGACGGGGTACGGGAATCAGACCCGAATCTTCTGGCCACGAATTCAGAAATTGGGCCATACCGTGACACTTGGGGCCAACTATGGTCTTGCGGGAGCACCCCTGAACATCAATGAGGGCGATCAAGCCACTAAGGTGTTGCCCCTGGCTTTTACGCCACACGGCAACGACATCATCGGTCAGCACGCAGAACAATGCAAGGCCGACGTCGTGATAACCCTGTACGATGTTTGGGTGTTCAACCCGGAAGTGGTCAGCAAGTTCCGCTGGTGCCCGTTGGTTCCCGTTGATCACGAACCTTTGGGGGATGCGCTGAAAACCACCTTACAGGCTGCGTGGCAACCAATCGCCTATTCGCGTTTTGGCGAGGCGCAACTGAAGCTGGCTGGCTTCGAACCCGCATACGTACCCCACGCCGTGGAGACAAACATCTACAAGCCCGGGTCGCGCGCGGAGGCCAGACGACACCTGAAGCTGAGCGAGAAACGCGATGACGTTGATTTCCTGGCAGTAATGGTCGCAGCCAACAAAGGCGCACCTAGCCGCAAGTCATTCGCGGAAGCCCTGTGTGCCTGGGGTGAGTTTATCAAGAGGCATCCCAGGGCCCTGCTATACTTGCATACACATGCGGGACAGCAGATGGCGGGGTTGGACTTGCTCGCGATCCTTGACAGGCTAGAAATCCCTGACGAGAACGTGATGTTCTGCGACCCGTACTGGAACATCCTCGGCTTCCCTGACAAGTACATGGTGGATGTGTACAACGCAGCAGACGTGCTACTCAATCCAGCTATGGGGGAAGGGTTCGGCCTACCGATTCTGGAAGCTCAGGCTTGTGGTACGCCAGTCATCGTCGGGGATAACACAGCTCAGAGCGAACTCTGCTTCGCAGGATGGGAGATTGCAGGTCAGCCCTTCTGGACACCTCTCGGTACTTGGCAGACGATCCCGTATATCTCTTGTGTCCTGGACTCTCTAGAGGAGGCCTACGAGACAAGAGGCGACGAGAGTCTGAGAGTGAAGGCACGCGAGGGGGCCATGCAGTACGACGCAGACTTCGTGACTCAGACTTACTGGAAGCCGTTCCTGGATGGACTCGCCGAGGAGATAACCGCTGGTGCATGTCTGGAGATGGTAGAGCTGTGAGCAACGCAATCTGCGAACGCGGGGGTCACGACTGGATGCCTACGGCGGTGGCATTCAAGGGAGTCTGGTGTAGTCCCTGTCGACATTGCACCGCTGAGATTCGATGCGCGCCAGGGCAAGAGCCAGAGATCATAGAGGACTCCTGGGACGTATCAGTTCACGGTATCAATCTGGACATCGAGGATGACCCCTTTGGGGGGGTGGCTAAGGTCATCTGCCGAGAACTGGAAAGCAGCTATCTGATCAAGTCTGTCGCCCTGAGTGCTGGAGATGTGGTGTTTGACATCGGCGCTCACGTGGGAGTTGTCTCGGTCTATCTTGCCAAGCGCTGGCCAGGAATCCATCTCTACGCACTGGAGCCAGTGCCTGCCAACTTCCAGAGGCTTGTGCGAAATCTACGAGCCAACGGTTGCGGGGGTGTGACGGCGATCAACGCCGGCCTAAGTGGCAATGGGCGGTTCCTGTCCCTGCAGGGGAATCCCTCGCTCAACAGTGGTGGATACTCTGCATTCGTACAAGGTAGCAATGGTAACGGCCCAGGGATTCGCGTGCGTACATTTACGCTTGAGTGGCTATTTGAGCAGTTCAACATCGCCCGGTGCAAGCTCCTCAAGATCGACTGCGAGGGCGCGGAGTACGAGGTCTTGGCTGCCAAGCCTGAGTTGCTAGGGCGCGTGGACTATCTGGTGGGTGAGTTTCATGTCAGCCCTACGCTAAGTGAGTGGGGGCGGACTCCCAAGATGCTACTCGATCTGGTGCATCAATACATCCCGCCAGAGCGAGTTCACGTGACAACTTCGAGGATGGCTGGATGAGGATTCAACTTTTCAACCCCCCAGTCCATCACTACTCTGGCGTGCACTACAAAATGAATCCGCCGCTGGGCCTGCCCATCCTGGCGGCCGTGCTAGAGA